AGATTTCAAATACCACAGTTCCACCTGCAAACGAAGAACTACCACCGGAAGTACCTGAAGAAGCAGGTGACGAGTAAGAAGCACCAGAAGAATAAGAACTTCCGGAAATCCAGTTGTAACAGTCGCTGCAGGAGTAGCAGCAATTGCCGTAGGAGTTGCGTTAAAAGCAGCGGGAGGCGCTATCGCTTCAAAAGCAAATAGCTCTGGCGCGTCGGGTGGTTCCGGAAGTTCTTATTCTTCTGGTGCTTCTTACTCGTCACCTGCTTCTTCAGGTACTTCCGGTGGTAGTTCTTCGTTTGCAGGTGGAACTGTGGTATTTGAAATCTCAGGATCTTCACTAATAGGAGTGCTTAACAATACTTTAGATGGAAATAAACGCTTAGGGGGAGCAATGGGCATATAATGGCAAATCAAGGTATATCTATAGTTTTTTTGGAGAACGCTTCGCAGGGAGACAATATTAAATACGAAATTAGATCTAACGGCACTAAATTAGTGTTCGTTAACGGTCTTGATAATATAGCTATAACATTTACAAATAGCGATTCGGAAATAGCTTCCGATCCGCTGCACAAAGTAAAAATAGGAATTGATAAGTTTGCTACGGCTCAAAATACTAAAGTTTTTTTAGAAACTAAAGGGTATTCTGTTCCGGGTATTCAATTTGTATATTCTGTAAAGTTTAGACCCTATCCAAGCGAGACAGAGTGGCCTACTGGCACCGCAGAAGTTAGAGGACTAATTGTAAGTAATACGTTACTTACTTTTGACTCTCAAGGTAATAATTACTTAACTGTAATTCCGGGTTCTTTTAACGAAAACCCTATACCAACTACCGCTCCTAAATACTTTTTCCAATATAAAAACTTGTCAGGGGAGCAATTTAAATGTGAGATATACCAAAAAGATTTTGCAGGAACTACCACAGAAATAAACGGCAGAGCGATAATAGTTAAAGGAGACGCAACTAATCATTTTACGCCAATTAGGGGGACGGGATTAGAATTAAAATTGCAAGCTTCAAAAGATCTATCTTTTACTGATTTGTATTCATTTGAAGAAAATGTATTCTCTGTAAAATTATATAGACTAAATATTATAATATTTCAAGGATTTTTAAAACCTGACGGCTTATACCAGTCCTATACGGATAATGAATGGGATATTAATTTACAATGCGTTGACGGTTTAGGTTTGCTTGCTGATTTAGCATTTGTAAAGTCTGACGGCGTACCTTATACGGGTAAAATTAGAATTATAGACATTATTAGAAACTGTTTAAATAGAACAGGGTTAAAATTAAGGGTCAATACTTTAGTAGATATAGAGTTTTACGGAATGGTAACAGGTTTTAATGTAGATGTACTGGCAAGTGCTTATATAAATACAGATAGATTTAGAAAAAGTGATAAAGAAACAATATCTAGTTGTCAGGAGGTTTTGGAATCTATATTATCTATTTTTAGCGCTGTACTTACTCAAGAGAACGGAGAATGGTTTATTTACAGGCCTAGCGCTGTATTTCTGTCAAGTAACCCCAGTTTTAGACGGTATGAAGTAGACGGAGTAAATCCAGTTGCACATTCTATTAATTTAAAAAGAATTATAGGTAGTCAAATAGACGGATTTGGTAAACTTCATCACTGTAATAGAAATCAAAAAATAGAGCTTAAAGGGGCAATTGCTTCTTTTAGACTGGGATATAAATACAGCGATTTCGGAGGATTTTTAAGAAACGAAAAACTACAACATGTTGCAGGGACTAATGTTTTCGATGGTTGGACGGTGAATACATGGACACAAGATAGAAGGCGAGGCAGATTATATTCAGATCCTGCTTCTACAACTGGCATAAAATTCATATCCGCTATGAGTGCCCAGACTGAGACATATCCGCATACATTAGCTTTAACCTCTACAGGGGGGGCCACCTTGCAAGCAGGTTACACCTTAGAATTTAAGGTATCTATGAGATCTTACGGCTATCCTTCGAGATATAACTTTACTGTATATGTAGGGGATTACAGTTTAAACTGGATAGATGGGTCTTGGCAAAAAGATGTTAGTCTAGTAATTGGGGTGCAACCAGACTATCCATTAATAAATAACAGCGGTACGGTTATAGATCCTGCTCAATTTTGGGATAAAACTTATACTATATCTTCTCAGCCAATACCCGAAGATGGCGTTTTAAGAATTACGGCAAATGTACCTGTAAAGGCGATGTCAGGTACTAGTGGTTTTGTTTTATCAGAAGTTGTATCCGAAATTAGAAGTATAAACGTTACAGTTGCGAATACAACACCTATAGTAGGTGAATTTCATACGGTTGGAAGAGTGGCAAAAGTAAGTTCTATAGTTAAGGACAATAAAAATGTTCAGATAGGTGACAGTTTAAACAGCACTTATTTAGGCGCAATTTACCAAGCTAATCAAACCGCTTTAACTTCCAATTGGTACAGGAGACAATTTCCAGGATCTGAAGTAAAGCCACTATTGAGAATAGCAGCAGAAGAAGAATTACGTATAGCTCAAAAACCTTTGAAACTATTTTCGGGTGACGTATTTGGTTTTGTTTCGTATTTATGTAGATTGGAAATAAACAAAATAGAAGGATTTTTTATGCCTATATCTTGGTCTTACGACACTTTTACCGATATTACAACTATGAAAAGTCTTGAGTTATATGCGCCAGAACTGCCAGATATAAAATACGAGCGAACGGATGATTACGGAGAGACAGTTAAACCTACGATTGTTTAATAATTTTATTTATCTTTGTCTATATGGATTACGTTAACGGAGAAGATAGGATTTTATATGTACAAGTAAATGGTATTTACATGCCTGTAGGGTGCTTGACCGGAAACGGTATAAGCGAAACTACGTCTATGTTAGATACTACAACCTCGGACAATGAAGGGTGGGAAACGTTCAGGCCTACGTCACAAGGATATAGCATATCTTTTTCAGGTTTACAGATTAACACTACGGCTTACGGGGGAAATTTTGTGATAGCCTCTTACGATAGATTAAAGATTTTAAAAAGAGACCGAGCATTAATTAACTGGAAAATACAAGGTAAAAAATTTCCAATAGTAGATTACGGAAAAGCTTATATATCTGACATATCAGAAACTAGTAATGTAGGAGAGTTTTTAAGTTTTTCGGGAACAATGACAGGATATGGGAAACCATTAATACAGGAGTTAGCAGGAGTTTTATTAAACAATGGCGATCCTAACACGGTAGTGGCGACAGAAAATAACGAATTAATTAAAGTATCATAATAATGGCAGACGAACCTATTTTTACAACGATTCGGGTAGATCAGCTACCACCACAGGCTATAACTCTAGCCAGTGCAATACCTCACGCTTTAGGCACAACACTATACAAAGGTTTAATTTCTGAAATAATAGCTTTACTACCACAGTCTGTATCTTACAGACCTTACGAGGTAAAACAGTTAAACGTTACTGATTTATACATAACACAGAATTTTACGTTAGACGGTACCGCATCTAGCGGACTAGGTAAATCGGACGGACTTTGGTCAGGGTGGGCTATCATGAACGGAAACAACGGGACTACAAATATGGACGGTGCAATTGCTTTAGGGTATGGAGTTAACAACAACTCTATGCGCGCTCAAATAGGAGAAGATCAAAAACTAGTCAATGTGCCTACATCTGGGTTTCAAACCGGATCTACAGTTGCCGGAGCACCTTCCGGCAGGCTTATAGTGTCCTCTGGGTTATCTGGGAGTTTAGACTCAGTAAGGAAGGTAGGCGACTTAATTCCTCAATTAAGCTTTAGCGTTAGGCAGAAGTCATACGTGCAACTATTCATTATGAAATTACCTTAAACATGGCAGAATATAATACTATAAGAGTTGGCGAATTACCTCCTGCGCCTTGGGGCATGACAAACTTATTGCCCAAAGAGGTTGCAGGTAATCTTACGAGGGGTACCGTTCAGCAATTAGCTGATTTAATTTCAGATTATATCGGCACAGCATCTAGTTTGGCGTTTAATCCCACTACTATTTTAGATGGTGGCACTTTGCCGGACACGGATTCACCTGAATGGGTATTGGTAGGTAAAGGAACTTTCTACAATGTAAACGGTGGAGCAACTATTACTACAACGGAAGAACTAAATGCGCTTACTTCTAACGGTACGGTTTGGGATTTGTCAGTTGAAATACCTATAAACGTAGAACTGGCAGGCATAGTACAATCTGTTAGATCAGGATACACAACTACTGCGCCAAGCGAAGATGCCGTATTTAATGCGATAGCACAGTCTATACCTGAAGGCACAGAAATGCTAGTAAATAAACAAAATTCGCTTGTACCCGATCCTTCTGGGGTTAAATACATAACTGCTAACGCTGTAGTTAATGGGTTAGACGAAAAACAAAATACATTAAGATTATATACCGTTGGGGGTAATCAAACTGTTAGTAATGATTGGAATAAAAATACAATTGTATTTACAACATCTGGAACTATCACAGTCCCCGACAATTTATCTGTATCTTTTTATTTTAACGGGATTACACTTCCCGGGGTTAATTTAACTTGGGTTTTAACTGGAGATACTACATGGGTGTCCGGAGATCCTGGGATTACAACTGAAAATAAGAGATTTATATTCGCTAAAAAAAGCGCAGAGGAATCTATTATATTTATAGACGATATAACTTCAACAAATGAATTAGCCGAAGGATCAACAAACCTATATTTTACAACAGCGAGAGTTTTATCTACAGTTTTAACAGGGTTAAGCATGCTTACCGGAACTGCTATAGAACCTACAGACACTGTTTTAGTTGCACTTGGGAAGTTGCAAAAACAGATAAGCGATATTAGTACTTCAAAACAAGACATAGCTAACCAAATAGAAGTACCATTACCTGCAACAGTTTTAGACTCCTGGCATGGAAAAACAGTAATATTTACATCTACAGGGATATTGACTATACCTGCTACTTTATTAAATTCTTTTGTTTTTAATGGGATTACTTTAACTGGAGTAACGTTAAGTTGGGCTATAACAACACCTAAAACTTGGCTTTTTATTACTCCTTTACCTATAGCAGAAAAGCAAATTTTTACTTTAACGCAAAGAGGTTCAACTAATTCAGTAATGCTTTTACCTGTACAATAATGAGTCTAGTTAAAACAATGAATTTCGGAAGATCAAAAACATCTACTCCTGTAACAGATTCGGGTTTAGTGGCATATTACAAATTAGATGGTGATGCTAATGATTCAACTCCAAATTTACATAATGGCGTTGCTACTTCGGTGTCTTATGTGTCTGGTAAAATTGGTCAAGCAGCGAACTTCAATAGTGATACATCGGTTATAAAAATTAACGACACAATAGATCTTTCTTTTACAAATGGGACCATAGACACGCCTTTTAGTATTTCTATGTGGATATATGTTACTCAATTTTCTTCGGTAGGTAACTGGATATTAAATAAAAGAGGCTTAACAACTAATGAATGGCAATTAGTTTGTTTGAGCGGTAAAATGCATTTTGCTAAATTTTCAAATAACTCTAGTTCTATTTACCAAGGCATTACTTGTGTGTCTTCAATACCTTTAACTTCATGGCAACATATTGCTTATACAGATGACGGATCAGGACTTAATGCGGGTCAAAACTTTTATATAAACGGAGTAAGGCAACTAGTCTCTAGTGCCAATGCCGGAACGTACGTAAAAATGCAAGATACATTAGCTCAAACAGGTATAGGACTACAACTATTTGATGGTGTAGCTGCTAATCTTAGACATAGAGGTTATGTTGATGAATTAGGAATATGGAAAAACAGAAATTTAACAGCTTCGGAAGTGTTAAATTTATATAATAACGGGTCAGGTAAAACTTATCCATTTTAATTAAATAAAAATGATAAAATCAACTAAAAGGGGATCTTATGGAGATTCCAGAACAGGTAGCAGAACTGCGTTTATAGAAACTGTAATTACTAGTTTTCAATCTATACCAGAAGGAAGGATTTACCAACTTGAAAACTATTTAGTTGAAGACGGCGTAAAAAGAATAAACGGGCAGCCGTTTTCCGTTTCAATTTCAAATGAAAAGTTATCTGAATTAGATCAATATTTAATAAATTCAGAGATTGAATTTACAAAAGAAGTTGAAGGCGTAACGGTTCCTTTATACGGAAATGAGTTAGAATGGGCTAAATTACCGCATGGATTATTACTTTATGTTCGAACTGATTTTTTATTAGATGAAAACGGAGATTCAACAGGAAAAACGGTGTTTTGGCTTGATCCGCAAGATTGGGTATTATCTACCGAAGAAGAAATAATAAGGTCATGAGTGCGGTATTTAAATTGCCTATTGAATTCTGCATCTTAATTATTGGAGGCGTAACGTTTATAATTCTATTTATTATAGGGATTATTTATACTTTTTTAAAGCATTTATTAAAATTTGATTACTCGCCAAATAAGCAACTATACCCAATTATTAGAAGTATTACATTAGCATTAGATGGTTTAGCTTGTTCCGGATCAGGCGAATTATTAAATGATATTTTAAAAATAACCGGTAAAATTAAATATGGTAACTGGAATCAAACAATTTCAGCTGTTACTGGGTTAATTTTAATTTATGAAAAAGACACATGGCTTCGGATATTTTTAGACAAATCATTAGGTAAAGATCATTGCACTGAAGCGATACCGCAACAAGATAAATTTTATTATAAACACAATTAATAAAAATGGAAAACTTTAAAATTGAACTTTTAGGAAACGTACTTCCTTCTAGTTATTTAGCGTGGATTATCTGGTCATTGATTGGTCAAATATTAGCAACGTTAATACGTAACCACTTACCAACATTAAAAAGCTATCCTGTTAATGCTGTACAAGTTTTAACTGGTTTGTTAATAGTTTTAGTATTTATTAGATTCGGTTTCGAATTAACGGATTATATTCCTACTGCTTTTGGTGCTTTTGGAATTGGCTTAGGTGGTAACGAAGTAGCTTTAGCATTTCTAAAAAAATACCTTAACAAAAGAAAAGAAGAAAATAGCAATGTAGTGATGGACGTTCCTATAGGGGGATCAAATCCACCGCCAATTAAAGGTGATAAATAATGCAACCTAAACACATATTGCTTTTGCTTGTGATATTATTGTCAGAAGCGAAAGCAATATTCTACAATGTAGATATGGAGGTTTCGTGGTATTTATTTTCAGATCATACAAGGCAGTTGTGCATGGTAATTGAGGATTACTCAAATATCATTATCTTTGGTATAGTATTTTGGTATATTTACAAAGAAACACGCGATTTAATATTAAAACAAATAGCATTATTTTTATTTATTGTAAATGCATTAGATTTAATTCATTTAGGCTTGCTTGATATGCAGGGTTTTATAATAGCTAAATTAATTTTAGCATATAGCATTTTTTATTTTTTATGGTCAAAATTAAAAGCTTCTTCTTAACTTTCGATTGGATTTGCCTAAGCGTTAGTGGATATTCATTCATAGATATCGCGAGCAATTTAGTCACTGGTAATTTAGCAATGTCTAGTTTTGAGAACTTCATAAAGCTTCTTTTGTCTATGGCTGGATTTGTATATTTATGCGCCAGAACGTACCACTTTATTATGAAATCAAGTATTGAGAGAGATCTTTTAAGAGAAGACGTAATAGCCAAACAACATGAAAATCATAAAAATAATACATTTTCACAGTTCAAGGAATCAATAAAAAAAATAGATCACGAAAATTTAAAGAAATGAAATTAAACGAATCAGGTTACAAGGCATTGCACGAACGCGAAGGATTGAGATTAAAACCTTATTTAGATACGCGTGGGATCCCTACCATTGCAATTGGGAATACTTATTATTCGGACGGAAGAAAAGTTACAATGCAAGACAAAGCCCTAACATTACAACAGGCTCAGGAATTAGGAAAAATAACCGCTGACAAATTCGCTTCAGAAGTAGATAAATTAGTTAAGTCAAATGTAAATCAAAATCAATTTAATGCTTTGGTTTCACTAGCTTATAATATAGGTATTAATGGCTTTAAAGATAGTACTGTGTTAAGGCTTGTAAATGCTAATCCTGATAATGGTAAAATCCAAGACGCATTTATGATGTGGACAAAAAACAAAGAGCTTATCGGAAGAAGAAAATCAGAAGTAAATCAATATTTTAAATTATAAGTTATGAAAAAATATATAGTAATAGGACAAAAATTAGGCGGTACAATTGAAGGTATTTATCAGGATACTGTATTTGGTGATCTAATCGTATGGAAGGGGACATCAATATGAAAAAACTAAACATAATTTATTTGTGCCTTTGTGCTGTATTGCTATATTCGGCTTGTTCATGTGGCGCTCGTAAGGTAAACAAAGAATCTACTAAGGAGGAAATTAAAACCGAAGTAGTTGACAATTCAGTTACAGAAAAACAAACTGATACCAACGTTAAAACAACTACAACGGTAAATGTAGACGATAAAAACGAAATTGTTACTGAAGAAACAATCTTAGAACCGGCAGATGCATCAAAAGAAAGCTTTGTAATCGAAAAAGACGGCACAAAGGTAATATTGAACAATGCAAAAAAGATCATGCGTAAAACAACGCAAAACAACAACACTAAAATAGAGTCTAATGTTTTTGCTGATGAATTAAAAAAAGAGACTGTTAAAGAACAAAAAGATATTACACAAAAAGAAGTATCAGTAAAAGAAAACAGTTCAAAAGAAGTCGATAAAAAGGCTTATAATCCGCTTAATTTACTTTTGTTTTTAATCCCAATCGTAATTATTTACATCGCATACAAAAAGTATATGAAATAATTATTATCTTTACAAAAATATTATGTAGCTCAGGGGTAAGAGTAACTGCTTGATGAAGGCAGAAGTCATTGGTTCAAATCCAATCTTAATATTATTATTTCATAATTCTATTTTTTAAAGTTTAGATCGCAGGGGTGGTTAACTGCAGTTTTTGGGAATTATTATTAAAGCGATTCATTTATTTGAGTCGCTTTTTTTATGGTCTTAAAAATAAAAAGTGTTAAAATTGAAAAAAGATATTGTTTTATTGAAAAAGAATATTATATTTGTACTCAGATAAAAACTAAATATAATGAAATCACAAGTAAGTTTTAGATTCGACGGAAGCCACAACACAAGTATTATATTACAAATACTTAGAAAAGAATTAAAAGGATTCGTTTACTCTATAGAACAATTAAACGAATGTACTTATAGAATATACGTAGCTTCAAAAGAAGATATTCAAAAGACATTTAACGCTTGCTTCGGGATTCAATGTTTTTGCGTTTATGATGATACTAAAGAAATTTAACTATAAATAATTTATTATGAATGAAGAAACACGGGGCGGTAAACGCGAAGGTTCGGGAAGAAAAAAAGGACTTAATAAGCCTTTTTTAGTTAGGTGCAATCCAAAGGTTATAATTGACGTTAGGAAGTACGCAAAAGAGAAAAGCGAGGATTTTATTAACAACCAAAAAACAAAGTGATATTATGAACTGGATTAAATTAACACAAGCGAACGATGTTGATATTTATGTAAATATAGCATTAGCATTAGATATTTTTACAAACGGAGAAATAAGTACGGTATCTTTTGGGGGAGAATATTATTTAAAAGTAAAAGAAACTCCTGAACAAATTATATCGTTATGTAATAAAAAACAAATAATAACGACATTCAGGACTATGTCTAAATAATATATTATAATGAAAAACTTTGCAGTAATTACCAACAGCCAACGGGATTTCAATGTTTTTAAATTAGAAAACCAATATTCCGGAACTACACATAACTTCATACAAGTGCAAACTATTGAAGATGTTTTAAAAAACCAATTCAATGACTTTGTTGTAAAATCGAACTCGGTTAAAATGCCGAATGTCAATGCAATTATCAAGGCTGTCGAAAATAATATTAATCAGTTAAATTAAAAAATTATGGAATTTAAAGGAACAAAAGGTTTGTGGACAAGATACTCATCAAGTATTGCAAGTAAAGAAGAACCTGTTACTCATAGTGTTTATGTAGGTACGCAAAGAATTGCTTTATGCTATGATTTATTTAAAAACGATAAATCAAAAAATGTCAATGAGTCTGAAGCTAAAGCGAATGCTAAATTAATATCTTGTGCTCCTGATTTATTGAAAGAATTATCAAGAATATTCGAGCATTACGACAAAGGAACTGATACTTACAATAGAATTGAGAAGTTATTAAAAAAAGCAACCGAATGAACCCCGAACTATTCACGCACTACGGAACGCAAATCCTAAAGAAATCAAAGCGAGTGTACAGAAAGTCGTTGAGGATAATAGCAACATCGAAACGCAATACAATCGTTACAATCCAGACAACAACCCACTACGCAAAAGAAATCAAACAACAGGCAAAAGTATTCAGAGCTAATTTTAACCAACTAAATAAATATGATTATGAGAGAAATAAAGTTTAGAGCATTTGATGAAGGTGAAATTACTTTTTGTCCAATTGGCACTAATTACGGATTACATAGGTTTTTTGGGATATTAAACGATGAAGCATTGATTATGCAATACACAGGATTAAAAGACAAAAACAATGTAGATATTTACGAAGGAGACATTATATTATATCAAGATTGTAAAGGAGAAGTTTACTACTGTAGCGATACATGTATGTTTATGTCTAAATTTAAAACGACTCATTCATCATGGAGTTTTGACAGTATGGATGATGAAATTATAGTTATCGGAAACATTCACGAAAACCCTGAATTATTATGTACATCACAGTCCATATAAAAATACCTTATAGAAAGGTAATAAAAGCGAAAAACACAATAACCCAAATGAGTAATGAAGGTTGGACACTAACCGATAAAAATCGTGGCTTCTTTTCAACAACCTATTCATTCAGTAAAATAATTTAAACCCTAAAATAGAAATAAAATTATGGACTTATCAAAAACAATAATTCCGAAATCAGATCAATTAAACGCAGACGATTTAATTTCAGGATCAAAAACAATTAAAATAAGAAATATCAAAGGAGGCGAAGATGAAGCACAGCCGGTATCAATTTACTTTTACGGAGATAACAATAAGCCGTTTAAGCCGTGTAAATCTATGCGACGTGTTTTGGTGCAATTATGGGGGTCGGAAAGCTCAATATTTCACGGTAGACGATTGACAATTTATCGTGATGATACTGTTAAGTGGGCAGGAGTAGAAACGGGGGGAATTAGAATAAGCCACGCTTCACACATTCCGGCATCTACTCGAGTATTAGTTACAGCATCAAAAAATAAACGTGTTCCAATGACTATTGATGTTTTGCCGTTGGTAGAATTAAAAGATTTGGCAGGAGCAAAAAAAGCAATCAAAGAAAAGAAATTTACTTTAGAAGCTATTTTAGAAAAATACGATTTAACTGAAGAGCAACTTAAAACGTTACAAGATGACAATAAAACCGTTTAAATGCAGGGCGTCAAAGATTGGTTTATTAATGACCAATCACACAGGAAAATCATATAAAGAGCAATACGATGATGCTTTGTTGAAAAGAGAATCGTTGAATGAGAGATTGAACGGTTTTAAAAATAAAGAATGTAAATCGGCTATTGAAATTGAAAATGTAAAGATTCCGGAAAACGAACAAGAAATCGAAAGACTAAAACCTTTGATTGATGAAGTAATTTTAAGCGAAACAGCTAAATCATACTGCAAAGAATGGCTTATATCTGAGATTACAGGCAAGAAAAAAGATATTAGGTCTAAATACCTTTCACGTGGCAAAGCAATGGAAGAAAAAGCGATTGAAAGAATATCTAATCATTACGGTTTAGAATTGGTGAAAAACGAAGAACCATTAGAAAACGAATATTTTACAGGAACTTACGACACTAATACACCGGAAATCGTCATTGATGCAAAGGTGCCGTTTGATTGTTTCACATTCCCTTATTTTGAAACAGAACCGGATAAAAATTATTATGGTCAAATTCAAGTTTACCAGGAATTAAAAGAATTAAAAAAAGGTAGTTTGTGTTACTGCCTTGAAAACGGAAGCGAAGAACAAATAAATAAAATTTCTTGGGATCTTGCCAGAGATTTAGGTAAAGATGAACCTGATATTGAAGATTGGGATATAGCGGTTGAAATGCTTAGTTACGATAATTTACCTGATTCACTAAGAAAGAAAGTTTTCGAATTTGATTACGATGAGGCTTACATTAAAAAAGCTGAGAAAATGGTTTTAGCTTCTCGAAAATATATTGAAACTGAATTAATACCAATGTTAAATTTTTTACCATGAAAGACGCATTAGGAAACGATATAATTATAGGCAATGCTTACGGTTATGCAAAGAATAAAAGTGGTGTAAACATTATTAAACTGGGAACAGTAGTAGGAAGTACTGCAACCGGATTTGCTTCATTAAAAATAGACAAAGAATTTAGTTCAGTCTATAACGATCTACCGTCATTAGAAGCGGTTTCGACATATCAGAAAGTTAAAGTAAAACCTTTTATGCTATTCCCGATATGACCACCAACCCAAACAACATCGAAGTAGTAGAACCTGAAAAAGTAGAGGCAGATGGAAGAAACTAAACTATATTCGACAGAAGAAATGGCTGACCTATTAAAGAAGCCTGTAAGCACGGTTTATTCACAAATCGCGCGTCAGGGTATAAAATTTGTAAAACGTGTCAGAAATACAAAGTATTATGCATTGGCACAGTTCCAAAGAAGAAAAGAAGCTGTTATAATGTACTATCCTTTAAAAACAACGGAAACTTTTTATATTTATGAATCACGTTTAAATACAATGTAATTATGAAAAATTATGCAGAAGTAGAAGTATTCTACATTGAAGAACCTAACAAAGACAACGAAATGTTTGCATGGATTTCATTTAAAGATCCTGAATGGAATGGGGAAGATCCTACTGACGGATACAATAACATGAGAGTTCCGGTAAATTTAAGATCGATTCAATTGTCCTCACGTGGCAATGTATTGGTAAATCAATCCGAAAAGAACTATTCATAAGCATCAAATAAATAACAACAACCCAAAGCCGATTCACTTCGGCTTTTTTTAGTGATATGCGGAAATGTTAAGTAAATGTTAAAGTTTAAAAACACACTTGTTTATTATAAAAACAGTTGTATATTTGTCAAAGAAATAATCACTAAAACAAGATATCATGAAAACTACATTTAAAATAACAAAATTCATTTTTGACAAAGAATTAAACAATCAAAATAACAAAACCTACGCCACTAAAGAAGATGCACAAAACGCAGGTAATTCTTGGACAAGAGATTGTACCGTGCATTCTGAAATTAGAAAAGGTAGATGGTTTGAAATTACAGAAGTAAAATAATGGCAGGAAGAAAATTTATAGGAACGGAAGGTATTCAAGTTAGAATGCTTCCGTTGCCTAACTTGATTAAAGAAGTTAGGGATTATGCAAAAAGAAGAACAGATCAAATTAAAAACTCAAATACAAATGAAAACTATTATAAAGTTTTAGTATGGTTTAGGTTTGTTTCATCTGGAGAAGTTGAAAAAGATTTTGAAATTCATTACACATACGCTTTAAGCCAAGAAGATGCAAAACGAAAAGTTACGATCGAACATTACGATTCACAATCAGCAATTCCTTTTAAATTCGAAGTAAATCAGATTAATTAACACTTAAAAACAAATATTATGAATATCATCATCAAACATTCCTTAACCACAAAATGGGATAAAGTGCAATTAGTACAGTTTTATCCTCATATTAATATGATTATACAAAATAATTACACTTCTGAAAAATACGCCAAAGACAATAAGGACAAATATAGTATCGGAATATGGCGAGTAAAACCAACAGATAAATAAAATCACTAAAAATATAAACGCTCCAAACTGCACCTTAAAATGTTTAGGCAGACTTTCACGGAAGAGGAATTAAAACGTATAAGGGAGCGTTTTTAAAAATCACTAAAAATAGAATTATGTATTACATTATTTCATTAAAACACACAGATAAAGAGGATTGTCAAATTACTTTTTGGAGAGAAAATAACGCGGGTTATTCAATGTATAAAGATGGAGCAGGAATTTACGAAACATATAAAGAAGGCTATCATGATTCCGAAGCAAACTTTCCTGTTTTGGTTGATGAAGTTGAAAAACTTTTTAAATCAGACGGAGATCGAGAATATTTACCAAACAATAAATTTGTATTAGGGAAATTAGGATTGGAATATAATAAAAGAAAACTTATAAGACTTTCACATGAAAACAACTAAAGACATTTTTAGAGAAGCAAACACCCGACTTAAAAAAAGATTGTTGCCTGAACCGACAAATAGAGAAGTGTTACAATGTATAACTAAAAAATATGGTTTATGTCTGAATTAACAGGAAAGTGTAAACAGGATTTCAATACTTGGTTATACGAAAAGTATCCAAATAATTTAATATCCGAAAATTGTGGCTATAGTTACGGGATGTTTGAAAGAGATTTGGATCAATTAACTTATGTATTGCCGAAAAATATGAATAACGCATTAATAATAGAGTTCTTAGATCATATAAAATACGAAGGTAATCCTATTTTTTCGCACTGTTTTAATTTATATTGGCAAAACAGAGTAAGTTACCAAACACACAACGATATTTGCTTAAAATCTATTGAAATGTGTAATAAATTTTACAATAAAATAAACAAACAAATAATTAAAACCTAAACGGGAATGAAAAAAGAACAGTACGAAACAGAATTAGTATCGCTTAAAGAAAAATTAAGAGAAACAAAAGAGCAAATTGGAATTATCAAAGAACAGTACATTGAAGCAAATAAAACGTTTCAAATTGGCGATAGAGTAAAAACTACTCATAATGAATTTGGAATCGTTTACGGTTTTGGTTTAGATTGGAATGGAGACGTTAAGCCTCTAATGAAAAAAGAGAAAAAAGACGGCAAACCATCAAAGTTTGAATTAAATGTTTATAAAGTCGATCAGGTTCGCCTTGCTGATAATTTCTAACCCAACACAAAAACTAACTTAAATTAAAATTATGAAAACAGCGATGCAACAACACATAGAGCATTTAAAAATAATGCAAAATATGGTTTCAGAAAAAAGTTTAGACAAAGAACTTACAGAAACTATTAACACAACATTAAGTGGCGCAATTGAAAATGCAGAACACTTTTTAGAAACCGAAAAACAGCAAATTATTGACGCTAGAGTAGATGGTACATCTAAATCACTAAAAATGAAACCGGAAAATGTAAATAGATACTATTCTGCTCTATATTACGAACAAACATTCACAACAAACAAAGAAACTTTAAAATAAATTGGGATGAAAGAACTTAGCCATTACTTCAGATTAAAAGAAATAGATCGTATTGAAGCGGAAAAACAATGTTTAATAAATCTAAAAAAAGTCATTGATATTTGCGTTAAAAAAGATTATAATTTCAATATACATTCACACGAAGGATCAAGTAGTATAAATGTTACAACAGATAAATTTACGACATCTTATAGTTCGTATTTCAAAGGCACTCTAATAAATTACAGCGATGAAATTGGAACAATGACAATGATTCAATTATTAGACAAACTACGTAAAACCCACTAACGCCAATAGGCATAAAATTTAGGATTATGAACCAAGTAAAAGACTTTTTAGAATACATATTTAATGCCGTTAAAGTATGGATTATTGTACAGCCATGGCAAACAGGAATAAGAGTAAGGAACGGTAAACGCATTAAAAAACTAAATGGAGGAATTTATTTTAGATTGCCTTATTTGGATAGTATTTTTATACAGGAAAATCGTTTAAGAGTTGCTTCAATTCCAATTCAAACACTAACAAGCAAGGATATTAAGACGATTACTATTAGTGGTGCTGTTGGTTATTCAATAATTGATATTGAGAAACTTTACAAAACTCTTTATCATCCTGAAACAACAATTTCAAATATTGCAATGAGCGAAGTAGCTGATTTTATATTTAAAAATAATTTAGATTCTATCAATCCAAATACAATTGAAAAAGCAGTTATAGAAAAACTTAACAAAGATGATTTTGGATTAAGGTTTGAATATTTTAGAATTACTAATTTTGCAGTTGTAAGAACATTTAGATTGATTCAGGATCAAAGTTGGGTGTCTGAAGGATTAATTATGAACGATAAAAAATAATTTACAAAACCCAACAAAGCCTCCTATCTTTACAAATAATTAAGGCTAGTGAAAATTAGGCTAATTAAATAAAAAGAAGTATATTTGCTTATAAATAAATATCAAAAAGCCTGTTCTAAAGAATGGGCTTTTATTAGAACTAAAAATTAACATATCGTAAAATGCAACCACTTAAAATAGATAGAACAAAATTAAAGACAGTTGAGAATTATGCTAGGACTTATAATTTGTCGAAACCGACCGTATATAAAAGAATAGGAGACGGATTATTAAAAAAAGTTATTATCGACGGTGTTACTTTCGTTTTAGTAGAGTAATTTTTTTTTCTTTAAAATTTAACAATTAGTAAATATTATTATGGCTAGACCTGAACGAAATAACGTTGATTATTTTCCTTTTTATTGTGAAGAGGGAAACAAGATGTTTTACATTGAAGAAACGTACGGTAACGATGGATTTGCAACCTTTATTAAATTACTTAGAGAATTAGCGAAAACAAATTATCATTACTTAGATCTATCTAAACCGACTACAGTAATGTTTCTTAGTGCAAAATGCAAAGTAAGCAAAGAAATTCTTTTGTCAATTGTTAATGATCTTGTAGATATTGGGAAGTTCGATTCTGTTCTTTGGAAGGAAAATAAAATAATTTGGTGCCAGTCATTTATTGAAAGTATTAGTGACGCATATTTTAAGAGAAAAAATACATGTATAACTTATGAGGGTTTATTACTCCTTTTAATTAGTTTAGGGGTACGTAAACCCAGTAAAAGTAAACTTACAGTATCCGATAACACACAAAGTATAGTAAAGTATACTATAGAAAATAAAAGTAAAGCAAATAATATTCCTGAGTATGAAGATTTCATTTTATATGCTAAAGAACAAAAGCCTTTTATAGATGAGTATTCGGTAAAAGCAAAATACGATTCTTGGGTAGAAAATGAATGGAAGGACGGACACGGTAAAGAAATTAAGAATTGGAAAACAAAACTTAAAAACACTTTGCCTTACTTAAAAGAAAATATGAATAAAAACATAAAAACAGATGAATCAATTACAGACATTGCCAGACTCGCAAGGCTCGGACTTCTTAATCAATAATATAAAAATAGCTATAACAGTTGTTTATGATCGTTTAGAATCAGAAATATCAATTGATAAGCTAAACAAAATAACTGCTGATATTTATTCAGAGTTCAAAACATTAGATTCAGATTTAATAATTACAGCTCTTAGAAATGGTTCTTTAGGTAAATACGGAAAAACATATAAATTAAACGTTCAGGAAATTTGTATTTGGATTAGAGAGCATTTAAAATCAGATGAAGTTTATTCGAAATTAACACCAAGTCAAAAGAAACAATTCCCTAAACCAAAAATTAAAGAAGATAGATTATGACACCAAAAGAAAAAGCAATTGAACTGTATAATAAATTCAGAAATGAATCTCCTGTTTTAGAAGCTAACTACAAAAGTAAAAGAAGAGCGTTGATGTGTGTTGATGAAGTGATTAATTCGATTAAAGAATTAGGCGAGGAGCTTTTTGATAAACAGGGCACAGATTCTTATACTGCAAGATGTTTAAATTACAACAAAAAAGCATTTTACAAAGAAGTGAAATCAGAAATGCAAAAGCTATGAGTTGGAAATCTGATAAATCAATAGAGCGAGTAGTTAAACTATATAAGCGTGTTCCGAAGCAAGTTTTTCCTGAGGACATCGAAGCGATTAAAAATATAAACGAAACTATTTTAGAAAGCGAAAAAGTTCTAGTTAACGATCATATTCTTTTTGCAAAATTAGTGTGTTACGTTTTAAATTTAAATCTGCATCATTCAGGAAGTATGAAAGGAGCAATTGCGAGTTTAAATACAGAATTAGAAAGACCATTAGACCATCATTTAACTTTTCTAACATCGAACCTAAACCAACAGGAATTAAATAATTATTTGAAAGATTTAGGATTTAATTTTGAATCATTGGAAAGCGAACCAGAAAAAATAAAAGCTAACGAAAAAGGAATGATTGAAAAAATAAAAGGTAATTGGACAAAAGAAAAAGTTACTAAATCATTTTGCAATACGGTAAACGAATTTATAAAAAACATTAATAATTATATTTAACCTAAAAACTAAAATCATGAGAATTAAAAAAACAAAAACACAAAGAAGATTTCCGCTAATTCAGTTTACAGATAGATATGATGTAAAATGTTCTATTCAAAAATCAAGCTTAGCGACTGAAGATGCTATTTGGTTTGGTGTTGATGATGCAGACCCTAAAATATTAATACCAGGTTCCGGATGGCAACATTTCGAAATTCCTGAAGAAGTATTATTAATTACTAAAATGCATTTGACTCAAAAGCAAGTAAAAAAATTATTGCCTATTTTAACAATGTTTGCGGAAACAGGAGATATTTTATAGCTATGGCAGATTTATCAGGATTAGACGATTTAATTATTATTCCAGAGGCGAAAATAGATTTTTCACAGATAGCAAAAGATTCTTATATTGATCCTGCTGAAGAAATAAAACCACAGCCAGTTGCAATAAGCGTTGGAACATCGTTATACAAAGGAACATCGTTTGCTATTCCGTTTGGTTCTTATGGAGATTTTTCCTGTATCGTTGGCGCTTCTAAAAGTAGAAAGACATTTTTTAAGTCTATGATTGTTGCAGGATATATTGGAGGGCAATCAAATATTTTAAATCCTTCAATTAAAGGGCATCAAACGAACGAAAAATTTGTTATTGAATTTGATACCGAACAATCAAAATTTCACACTCAGCGAGTAGTTAGACGTGTTTGTGATATGGTTGGCGGTAATTACGATCTTTACAAAACATTTTCGCTTAGGCAATATTCGCCAAAAGAACGTTTTGAGTTTATTGACTGGATTATTTATGAAAGCGAATACAAGGCTCAAATTGGATTAATTTCTATCGATGGATATGTAGACCTTGTAACTGATTTTAATAGCTTAGAGCAAGCGACAGGACTTACTGAGAAGCTTTTGGAATGGACTTCAAAAGAACAGATGCATATTACAGGAATTTTGCATAAGAATTTCGGGACATCTAAACCAGTTGGACACGTTGGAAGCTCCGTTTTAAAGAAAGCTGAAACTGTCGCTTTTATTGACAACGATAAAGAAACAGGATTTACAAACGTAACGTGCGAATATAGTCGTAACATTCCGTTTGAAGATTTATTATTCGGTGTTAATGATGATTGGTTGCCTTATGAGGTTCAAGAAAATGAAATAGATAATTTGCCTAAAAATAAATCATCGCCTGATTTTTAGAATTGAAATCGAATACGAAAAAATAAAAAAGTTATTTACTGTGAATCTAAATTAGAAATTATGAAGTTAATAGGAATAAGAGAAGAAGCAAATATTCATTTAGTTGTAGAAGATTTATGGTATCTCGAGGCTCATATAGGTTTTGGTGTTAAAAAATGTAATAATGATTCATTTTACAAAATTGAAGATTACGAATACCATAAAGATTTTTTAATAGTTCAAGAAGAATATAACGATTCTTTAGAAAATATAATGCCAACTATAAAAGACAAAAGCGTAAATTTAATTATACCTGATTTCCCTTATGGGACTACAAAATGTAAATGGGATATTTTAGTTGATTTAGAAAAATTTTGGAAAGAAGCAGATAGAATTTTAGTAGATAACGGTTGTGTTGTTTGCACTGCTCAGTTTCCCTTTACAGCAATATTAGCAATGAGTAATTTAAAAAATTTACGTTATGAGTGGATATGGCAAAAAACAAATCCTACAGGACATTTAAATTCAAAAAAGATGCCAATGAAAGCACACGAAAATGTTTTAGTATTCTATAAAAAATTGCCAACATATAACGCTCAAAAAACACAAGGTCATAAAAGAAAGGTAAGTTCTGCACATCACAAAAGAAATACTAAAAAAACTGAAATATACGGGGATTTTGAACACGCTTCTTATGATAGTACAGAAAGATATCCTTTAAGTGTTCAGGTATTTGCAAGTGATAAACAAAAATCAAATTTAAATCCCACACAAAAACCTGAATCTTTAATCGAGTATTTCGTAAAAACATACACCAATGAAGGAGATACTGTTTTAGATCCGTGTAGAGGTTCAAATACCGCAGGCGTAGTTTGTGATAGATTAAATAGAAACTATATTGGAATAGAAAAAGATTTAGAACAATTTGAAAAAGGATTAGAACGACGTAAAAACGCATTAATATGAAATCAAAAGAATCGCCACTCAAACGAATTAATAGAGTAATTGCCGGTATTTATAAAATAACAAGTCCAGATGGTAAAATATACATAGGACAAAGCATAAATTTAAAAAGAAGAATGCGAAGCTATTTTATTAAAAGCAATGCTATGAATCATAGAAGACTAAAAGAATCATTCATTAAGTTTAGTAAAGAGAATCATTTTTTTGAAATTGTTTTAGAATGTCAAGAACATGAGTTAAATGAAAAAGAAAGATATTATCAAGATTATTATGATTGTATTGGATTAAATGGGCTTAATTGTGTTTTAACAAAGACTGAATCAAAGAAGCAAGTTTTTAGTGATTGTACATTAAAAATAATGTCTGATTCAAGAATGGGAGATAAAAACCCAATGTTTGGAAAAACAGGAAATAAAAATCCATTTTTCGGTAAAAAACACACAGAAGAAACAAAGAAACTAATAAGACAAAAATCTTCAGGAGAAAAACATTGTTTTTACGGTAAAAAAAGACCGGAACACAGTATAAAAATGTCAGGATCAAATCACGTAAATTTTGGCAAGAAATGTCAAAGAACTTCTGACATGAATAAATTAAGAGTTGGGTTAAAAAATCCTTGTTTAAAAGTTATTTTAGATTTAAATACCGGAGTATATTATTACGGAGCAAATGATTATTGCGGTGTTCATGGATTAAAAAAGGAAACATTTAGATATAAAATAAGAACCAACAAAATTAAAAACTTATTTATATCATGAAACATCCAGAATTTATTTTACAAAAAGCCGTATGTAGGTTTTTAAATAAAAATTATCCTGAAGTATTATTTGTTAGCGATACCATAGGAAATATAAAACTAACACAATTTCAGGCTTCACGGAATAAAGAAATACAAGATGAAGATTTTAAATGTCCAGACTTGTTAATCTTAGAGCCAAACAAATTTTATAAAGGTTTGTTTATAGAATTAAAAATTAAAACACCGTTTAAGAAAAATGGAGAATTATTAAAAAACGATCATTTAGAAGCTCAGCAAAAATCTATTAACAAATTAATTTCAAAAGGTTATTGCGCTTTCTTTAAATGGGC